GCCCTAGTGTCGACCAGGCTGGAGGAGGCCATGTTCTGGGCGCTCGCCGGGGTCGACCGTCAGGCGGCAGCGTGAGCACCCCGGGCGGGGGCCAGCACCTCCACCTGCACGGCAGCACCGAGCCCAGCGCCCCGCCGATCCGGCGGCCGTGGCCGGCGCCCGTCGAATGGCAGGCCGACTACTGGCGGGGACGCCAGGACCAGGCGGCCGGGCGGGACCCGCACGCGGTGTTCACCGGCGGCCCCGAGTGGGCGAAGTCGATCGTGTCCAGCCTCACGGCGAACGGCTTCGACCCGGCGGTCGAGGACACCCGGCAGGTGCTGTGCGTGGCGGAGGAGGCGGGCGAGTTCGTCGGCGCCTACCGGCGCTGGAAGGGCATGGCCCGTCGGTCCGGCTCGTTCGACGACGTGCGGCTGGAGCTGGCCGACGTCGTGATCACGGCCTACGTGGCCGCCGACGTCATCGGCTTCGAGCTGGACCGGGCGATCGAGGACAAGCTGACGATCGTGTTCAACCGGGGCTGGCGGGAAGGGCAGGTCGCGGCGTGACGCGCGAGCAGGCGCTGGCCTACCTGCACCGGGCCGGCGAGAACAGCGCCTCGGACTACGACGATGGCGCGGACGGCTACGTCGGCTGGCGGGTGGCCGACGGGGTGCTCACGTTCTCGGCCGAGCTGTACGACCCAGGGGCGGACGAGATGAAGCCCCCGGTCACGTTCAGCTGGGCCCTGGCCCCGGCCTAGGCCTCTGGGTGAAGGACACACAGTCCCGGCACCGGTCGGCGGTGACCGGTGCCGGGTACGCCATGGCCACGCAGCTGCACACCACCCGTGTATACGACCCGCGCGGCGTGTCCAGCAGGGTGTAGTGCGCCATCCCGACCTCATTGCCGTCGCCCCGGAGGGTAGCTATCCAGCGCCCCGCCGGGGCGTTCGTACGTGCGGGGGGTAGGCGGCCCATTTACTCAGGGTACCGAGGGTGACCGGTCATGTCGAGGACCCCAGTTCACCCAGTCGGGTGCGGGTCGAGTCGATGCCGACCCGGATCGCGTGCGCCACGTCCCGCTGGGCGGCGATCGCATCATGCAGGATGCGGCGGAGCTGCACGTTCTCGTGCTCGGCCAGCGCCAGTGCCCGGGTCAGCCGTTCCACTTCCAGCGCCAGCTCGTCCGGGCTCACGCCGCAAGTTTGCCACGTGCCGCCGGTGTCGACTCGGCACGACGGCGCTGCACCCAGCCGTCCCAGTACCGCAGCTGGGCGTACGTCCAGAGTGGCCGGTCCGAGGACCAGGCGACAGGCCTGGGCACCCGGTTGGTGGTGCGCTCGCTGAACCGCCGCACCCAGCCCGCCACGGTGGCGTGGTCCCGGTCGTAGCGCCGGCCCAGTCCGGTGATGCCGTACACGGCCACGGGTGTGCGCCCGGCCGGTACCGGGCCGGGCGCCCAGCCCCGAGGGTTGGCCCCGGCGGGGCGCCGGGCCTGCACCCATGCTTCCCATTCGGGCAGCGCGTCGGCGTGCCACAACGGGATGCGCCGCCCGCGGTCGGCCAGCTCCACGGCGTACGGCACGGGCACCCCGCCGGGCCGGGTCCACGGCCACACCTTGACCCACGAGCCGACGGTCTTGTCCGGCTGGCCGAGGCACCGGGCCAGCTCGTTCTGCCCGATGAGCACCAGCCTCCCCTTCCCGGCCCGGGTGTCTTCGTCGACCCCGGCCCACACGCCGTGCCCGTCGGCTGCGCCGGCGCATTCCCGCTGGACGGGGCACCCGGCACACACGGCCTGGGCCTGACGCAAGCGGTGCAGTTGCACGCGCGTCGGGTACCACAGCTCGGGGTCCATGCCCCGGCACGCTGCCTCCTGTCGCCAGTCCATCGCTAGTCCGCCCCCGCCCAACAGGCGGGGCACCGACCGTCTCGTTCCGAGTGGCCGGCACCGGCCAGGTTGAGGCAGCCGTCGCAGTGCTCGTCGTCGAGCAGCGGCGCCCCGCAGTCCGAGCAGTCCCCGTCGTCGTAGCCGCTCATGCCGCCACGTCCTCTCCGGCTAGGGTCTCCAGCAGCACCACGGCCAGGTGGCCGAGGTGCGCCCGCTCCAGGCGCTGCGCGTCCGGGTCGGACCAGCGTTGCACGTCGTCCCACTCGGCAGCGAGGCGCCGAGCCTGCTCCCGCTGGGCCGTGGTCACGACGTCACCGGGCCCGGTGATTGCTCGGCCCAGCCCAGCAGGCGACTGAGCCGTCGTTGTCCGACACCCGCTCGAAGAACGAAGCCCTGCCCGTGCCGGCCAGGTCGGCGGCGCTGTGCGCGCTCGGGTACCGCTCGTCGCCCGGCCCGTGCGGGGCGTACGACACCTGCCCGTCGGCGTACACGTACCAGCGCGCCCCGGCGGGGTACTGGGTGGCGGGGTCACCCCGGTACCGGTACACGGTCGGTCGGCTGTGCTCGTACATCACGCCACCGCCCGGTCATCCCGGCGGGTCATGATCAGCCCGCGGAACCGGTCCCCGACCTCGACCAGCACCGCCCGGTTGGGGCGGGAGTCGAACGACATGCGCACGTACTCACCCTTCGCCACGCCCTTGCTGAACCGGCCCAACAGCTTGGGGTCGAACAGCACCGACGGGACGCCGTTGTCCCCGCTGGCGGGAATGAGCTGTGCCCAGCGCGGGAACGAGCAGGTGACGCCGTCGAGGTTCAGGCCGTACGGCCCGGCGTCGACGGCGAGCCTGGCCGGGCCGAAGGTGAGCTCGACGGGCCAGTTCCCGGCCTGCTTGGCGGTGGCGAGCACGGCCTTGGCTCCCGCCAGGGTGAGCGTCACGTCCACCGGCCCGCCCGGGGTGACACCCGGCAGCACCGGGTGGACGCCGGTCTCGCCCGTCCAGTCCAGCCGGTACGAGCCGACCGTGTACCGGTCGGTGGCGCTGAGGGTCAGCGAGCCCGGCTCGTCGTCGGGCCCACCGGCGGAGAAGTGCACGGCGTTGATGGCCGGCAACGTGCTGTCGGTGCTGGCGTGCTGGATCACGGCGTTGAGCGCGACCACGAGCGCGGGGCCCGGCACTCGTCCGATCGATGCGCTCATGCCGCCACCGCCAGCACCACGTCGCGCGCCCAGAAGATCATGTCGGCGTAGTCGGGACCGACCGGGGTCCCGCACAGCGAGCGGGGCGAGCCGTGCCCGTGCCCGTCGGCGAACGTGCACACCCCCGTCAGCCCACCGCCCGGCTGCACGGACCCACACGTACCCACCAGCACGACCGTTGCGTCGCTCAGAATCATGGCCTTGACCTCTCTCGGGGTGTTCCTGGACTGACCGTCCACCGCACGTCCCCCGAAGGGGGCGCACAGAAGCAGGTCAGGACTCGTCGACGGCCAGGCGCTTGACGTGGTGGCCCAGCTCGACCACCGAGACTGCGTCCTCGGCGTTGACGCCCAGGTCCGCGATCCGCTCGAACTCGGCGCGGTCACGCTGCCGGTCGTGGTGCGCGTCCGACCGGGCCTGCTCGATCCGGGCCTGTTCGGACGGGTCGTCGGTCCCGTACGGGTCGGGCTGGGGCCACGGCCCCTGCTGGTAGTCGGGCGGGCGGTTGCGTGCGTCCATCGGGTCAGCCCCCTTCGGTGTCGTCGTCGGTCTCGGTCAGCTCGTCCAGTAGCCCGACCACCTCGTCGTACAGCGCCGCCACCAGCGCCCTACCGAGCTCCCCGAGGATCGTCGCCGCGTTGTCGCTCATGTCGCCCGACAGCAGGCCCGGGTCGACGTCCACCCGCCAGGCGGTCAGGTCGACGAAGATCCGCCACGTCCCGAGCGTGTCGACCGGCACCATCGAGGCCGCTGCCCCGTCCGGCCCGTCGCCATCCCGCCACGCCCCCAGGGCGTGGCGCACCTCGTCGACGTCCCACGACACCGCCAGGTCGTCGGGGACCTGCAACCCCTCGACGTGCAGCTCCCGCAGCGCGAACAGCGCCGACTCGACGAAGCTCGCCCGCACCGTGTCCAGGGCGTCCGCCCCGGGGCTGTCGGGCGAGTCCGGCAAGCCGCACCCCTCGACGAGGCCGGACAGGAAGTAGGCGTTGTGCTCACGGGCGGAGGCCAGCAGGTAGTTGGACAGATTCATGATCAGTTCCTTCCGGTGATGGTGTCGATGTGCGCGCACTGCCCGGTGATGCTGACGTATTCGTCCTCGGTGCACGGGTGCGAGTACGGGATGGCCTGCCCCAAGGCCAGGCCGAGCGTGATCAGCAGGGAGGCGACGACGGAGCCGATGAACTCGCGCATCACGCCCGCCCGTCGATCGCCGGGGCGCAGGGCTGGCACGTGCGGTACAGCGACACGTTGTGCTCGCACTGAAGGGCCGGGTCGTACTCGGCCCGCGCCCGGTCCTCCCTCGCGCGGCGCTCCCTCGCGTTCTCGTCCGCCACGTAGGCGAAGTACTGCTCACCCGTCCCGCTGAACACGACGCTGCTCATGACTGCGCCTGCGCCCAGTCGATGAGCGCCACCAGGACGTCGCGGTCGTCCGAGCACTGGACCGCGGCCTCACGGGCCATGCGCTCGGCCACCCGGACCAGCTCGTCCCGGTCGAACGCTTCGCCCGACGCGACGGCGCGGAACACGTCGCCGCTGAACCACGACGCGATCGTGCGGGCCACCGCGTCGTCGATCGGCTGGCCCTCGTCGCGGGCTACGTTCACTTCCCACTCGACTGCACTGACGGACATGTGCTCGGGCATTGTCTCGGTCCTCTCGGTCTCTTGCTGACCTGTCACCGCGTCGGCACCCAGCGGGTGCCGCACGGAAGCAGTTCAGGCGGGCCAGATGTCGAGCGTCACTGGACCGATGCCATCCTTGGCGAACTCGGCGAGGATGCGGGAACGGATGTCGGCCAGTTCGGGCGGACAGAACGTGCCCGTCGTGTCGGCTACGACCATGCCGGTGGCTGTCGACGTAGCCCGGATGCGGTAGACGCGTGGCACCAGGTCACCGTCGAGCGCGAGGAACCCGGCCATGTCAGTAGTCCCGTCCGGCAGGCACCACGACAGCGGACTGGTAGCGGACCAGCACCCGCGCCCAGTACTGCAAGTCGCCCGGCTCGCAGTCGCCGTCGGCCAGCAGCGCGGCCAGCTCGGCGCGGCCGAACTCCTCGTCCAGGTCGTCGCGAGACTTCCCCGCCAGCATCGGGCCCGGGGTGTACCCGCACTCGGCCGGCACGTCCACGCCCAGCCAGGCGAGCGTGTCGCAGATGTCGAACGCCGTGCCGAGCGTGCTGCCCTGCAGGTCCCCGCCGTCCCACATCATGGCGACGTGGTCGCGGATGGCCTGGCGTCCCTCTTGGGTCGTCGCGTAGGTGGTGCCCATGTCCTGCTCCCTGAGTTCGGGGTGATCGAGTGCCCGTGGCCGGAGTCGAACCGGACCTGAAGACCGTCACGGGCGGTCGTAGTCAGCGCGACCAGACATCCGGCAGGGCGCCGCCCCGCGTCAACCAGGCGTCAAGCGCCTCGGCGTACTCGATCGCTTCGACGGCGTAGCCGTCGGCGGAAGCGAGGCACTCGGTCGCTCGGTCACGGTCCCCGCTGTCTTCCCACCGCGCGGCGTCCCGCCCGTACTCGCGCCCCTGGGCGATGGCGGACCGCATGAGGGCCAGGGCGGTGTTCGGGTCCATGGTCAGTTCCCCTCGTTGTGCAGGTCGCGGCGCGTGCACACGTCATTCATGCAGTCGTCCGCGTGGGCCGCGCGGGTCCAGCGGTCGCCGTGCCAGTCGGCGCGGTGGATCACGTAGCCGTGACCGTCGGCGGCCGTGTACCTGATCAGGTCTGCCGACGTGGGGATGGCGCGCCCCGGCTCGGCCCTGTCGATCTCGGTTGCGTTCATAGGGCAACCGTAGCCCGAGCAACATTCCGGCGGAAGACCTCGGCTGTAGTCCGATCAGGTGAACCAGCCGAGCCGTACCAGCCAGCGGCTCTCGCCGCTGGACACGGCCAGCACAGCACCAGCACGAGGAGAGGGGGCAGAGCTCGCAGCCCCAGCGGAGAGCTCGCGGAGGACGGTGCTCCTAACCGTACGCGCGTACTGGTTGGGGTAACCCAGCGTCACCAGCCCAGCCTGCTCTACCTACTACATGAGTATGCCGAGACCAGGGGTGAGGGGGGGGGGAGGGGGGGAGGGGGGCTGGTAAATGATCTATAAACACCTGAAAAGTGCTGGTCAGCGACCTGTCGAGCCCGGCCCGGCGGCCGGGGCTGGACCAGGGAGGTGACCCGGGTGTTTGTATGTATGTGTGTGTATATATGTAACTGCCTGTCCCGGTTTGTGGGGCGATGGGGGGCCTGCTGGTCGGGGTGCCGGACGGGGTGCCGCCCTTGGGCGGCTGCGGGGGTGCTGGACGGGTGCTGAGGGGGTGTGCCACCCCCTGGCGCTGGACTAGCCCGACGCCAGGCGTCGGGACTGGTGGGGCGGCCTTGGCGCCGCCCGTCGTCCGGGGTACGCCAGAACCCCGGGATTACACTTCCCGTGTATGGCACGGGCCAGTAAGAGCTAGCTGCTCGGCCCTTGGGGGCCGAGCTCAGCAGCCAGTTCGCGCCCAGGGCGCGACTAGTACTGGTACGCGCGCCGCGCGTTCGTAGCCTTGGCCCGGGGACGTAGCTCAGCGGCCAGAGCGGTGGCCTCCAAACCCACTCGTCGCAGGTTCGAGTCCTGCCGTCTCTGCCAACCCTGAAGGAGCCTTCGTGGCGCTGCGCGTCGACACGGCCGCTGCCAAGGCGATCGTCCTGGACAAGATCGCAGCCGGCTCGAAGGTCCGCGAGGCCATGGCCTCGGTGGGCCGCTCCGAGGAGACGTACCGCGACTGGAAGAAGTCCGACCCGGACTTCAAGGCCCAGCTGGCCCGTCGCCGGGACGCGGTCCGCGACGGCTCGAAGGCCGGCGCCGATGTCGGCGACTTCCCGGACTTCTGCGCCACGTACCTGCACAAGCCCCTGCCGCTCCATCACCTGCGGGCCTGGGACGTCCTGTGCGGGCGCGAGCCGCGCGAGCTGCACGACGCGATGCAGTTCATCCGTGGCTCCGGCGAGAACACCATGATCCTGAACTTCCCGCCGGACCACGCGAAGTCGACGGTCTGGAACGTCGAGTACGTGGTGTACCGGATCTGCCAGGACCCGAACATCCGGATCATCACGATCTCGAAGAACGAGGGCATGGCCCGCAAGTTCCTGGGCCAGGTGAAGTTCTACCTCCAGAACGCCAACCTGTTCCCAGAGCTGCACGCCGCGTTCGCCCCGGAGGGCGGCTGGCGCTCGGACGACAAGGGCGACGGCCTGCTGTGGCGCGAGAACATGATCTACGTCCGGGGCCGCACCGAGTCGGAGAAGGACCCGACCCTGGAGGCCCGCGGGCTGAACGGCCAGATCTACGGGGCCAGGGCCGACCTGATCATCCTGGACGACATCGAGGACAAGGCGTCGGCGAGCGCCTACGAGGCGCACGCCGCGTGGATCGGCCAGGACGTCTACTCCCGGCTGGACAAGCAGCACGGGATGCTGCTGATCCTCGGTACCCGCGTCGGCGTCGTCGACATCTACCGCTGGCTGCGCGACGAGGCCAAGGACGAGTTCGACGAGCCGTTCTACACGTACTTCGCCCAGCCGGCGATCCTCGACGGCGAGACCGGCCCTTCGGCCGACTGGGTGGTGCTGTGGCCGGAGCGGATGCCCCCGCGGGCCATCGCCAAGGCCAAGGCCGCCATGACCGACAAGCGGCGGTTCACGTTCGTCTACCAGCAGCGCGATGTGGCCTTCGACCAGACGTTCCCGGACGCCGCGGTGGACGCGTCCGTGAACCAGCGCCGGTTCAACGGCCCGCTGACCGCCGGGGCCCCGGGCCACACCCCGCGGGGCATGGAGGGCATGTACGTCATCGCCGGGCTGGACCCGGCGACGGCCGGGCACACGGCCGCGGTGGTCATCGCCATCGACCGGCTGACGAAGCGCCGGATCGTCCTGGACTGCTACGACCGCGCAGGCACCAACTCGGAGCGCCTGATCAACCTGATCAAGGACTGGACGGTGAAGTTCGGCATCCAGGAGTGGCGCATCGAGCGGAACGCCTTCCAGCGGTTCCTGACCCAGCTCCCGGAGCTGAAGCTGTTCCTCACCGGGCGCGGCGTGCAGCTGCGCGAGCACTACACCTCGGGCAAGAACAAGTTCGACGCCGACTTCGGGGTCGACACCCTGGCGCCGCTGTTCCTGACGTGCGTCGAGCCCAACGCCGACGGCCGGCTCATCCCCCGGCCCGACGGGGCCGGCCTGATCGAGCTGCCGTCGACCCGGCAGTCGCCGGCCACCCGCGAGCTGGTCAACCAGCTGAAGGCCTGGGAGCCGGAGCTGCCCAAGTCGGCCAAGACCGACCTCGTGATGGCGCTCTGGTTCGCGGAGCTGGGCATCCGACAATACCTACAGGGCGCGAGCGGCGGCCGGACCCACCAGGGCGGCAAGTTCACCAGCCGGCGCGACGTGAAGCGGCGCGGCTCCTTCACCTTCGATCAGCTACTCCAGCAGGGGCAGGTCCATGCAGCTTGACATCGCCACCATCGACGGCCACGTCCGTGACCTGGAGTACAGGTTCGCGGACCGCGACCGGGCGATGGCCCGGGTCGATCTGGTGCGCGGCGGCAAGATCGCCGAGCTGTACCCGGACTACTTCAGCGACGACCTGCCCGAGTCGATCGTGGCCAACCTGATTGACGTGGCCGCGGCCGACCTGGCGTCCGTCCAGGCCCCGCTGCCCTCGCTGGCCTGCGCGTCCGGGAACATGCGGACCGCGTCCGACGAGCGTCGGTCCGGGGTGAAGAACCGGATCGGCGCCTCGTACTGGGAGGCGTCCCGCCTGTCCACGAACATGGTCACGTTTGCGGACGGCTACAACACGTACGGCTTCGGCGTACTGCTGGCCGAGGCCGACTTCGAGCTGGGCTGCCCGGTGATCCGGGTCGAGGACCCGCACGGCGTCTACTACGCCCTGGACGCCCACGGCCGGGTCCGTCGACTCGCCAAGGTCCGCCTCCGCAAGGCCCGCGAGCTCGCCGACGAGTTCCCTCACCTGGCCGGCGCGCTGCTCACCGACCACCGCGGCCGGGCCCGCGGTGAGTCGATGCTGCGGATGGTCCACTACGTGGACCTGTACTGCCAGTACGTGTACCTGCCGGAGTGCGGCAACCTCGTCCTGGCCCACACCCGCAACGTGCTGTCGCGCCTCCCGGCGGCGATCGTCGAGCGACCCAAGCTGACCGTCATCCCGCGCGGGCAGTTCGACGACGTGGTGCCTATCCAGCTGGCCAGGGCGATCATGGCCACATACCAGCTGGCCGCCACGGACAAGAGCGTCAACGCTCCCCTGATCTTGCCCAACGACGTCACCGAGGTGAACACCGGCCCAGACGCCGTGCTCCGCACCGACAACCCCGGCGCCGCCGGCCGGCTGAAGCTGGACCTGCCGCCGGCCGTTTTCGGGCTCATCGACCAGCTGGACCGGGAGTCGAAGGTCGGCTCCCGGTACCCGGATGCCCGGGTCAACGGCGTGCAGGGCTCGATCGTCACGGGCCGTGGCGTCGAGGCGATGCTGGGCGGCTTCGACACCCAGATCAAGCAGGCCCAGCAGCTGTTCGCGGTGGCCCTGGAGCGGGTCACCTCGCTGTGCTTCGAGCTCGACGTGAAGATCTTCGGTGACACGCCCCGCAAGATCGAGGGGACGGCCTCCGGCCGGTCGTTCTCGCTGACCTACGTCCCGTCGAAGGACATCGGCGACTCGTGGACGTGCCGGACCACGTACGGCTTTGCCGCGGGCATGACCCCGGCCCAGGCGATCGTGATGCTGCTCCAGCTGCGCGGCGACAAGTGGATCGGGCGGGACACCGCCAGGTCCCACATGCCGTTCGACATCAACGCCGAGGAGGAGCAACGCTCCCTCGACGTTGAGGAGATGGAGGACGCGCTGAAGCAGGGCATGGGCGCGGCGCTCCAGGCGATCGGCCCCATGGTCCTGCAGGGCCAGGACCCGATGCCGCTGCTGCTGGCCGCAGCCTCGGCGATCAAGGACCGCCAGTCCGGCACGTCGCTGTACGAGTCGATCCTGGCGGCGTTCACCCCGCCGGAGCCCCCGCCCGCGCCTCCAGGCGCCGAGCTGGGCGCGGAGGGCCTGCCGGCCGCGGTGCAGGCGGGTCTGCCGGGCGGTGCGCCCCCGGAGGGCGAGCTGCCGAACGGGATCAGGGACAACGGGCTGACCCAGGGCGTGGCCTACGGCCAGGCCGGCATGGCACCGGGCGGGATGCCGAGCATCCAGAGCCTGATCGCCGGGATCAAGGGCAACGGGTCGGCGCAGATGGAAGCGGCGACCCTCCGCAAGCGACCGATTGGGGATGGCTGATGGAGCTGACCGTCGCGGCCGAGGGCCGAGGACGCATCAAGATCACCACCGAGTACGACCTGACGCCCCGCCAGCTGGACCGGCTGTGCGACCGCACCGTGAAGCTGTTCGAGCAGCTGGCCCCGAAGGCCGCCGAGAAGCCCAAGTTCGGGCTCCAGCACCAGGGCACGCCGGACACCGAGCGCCGGGGCACCCACGACGACGCCGGTGAGCTCAACGCCGGGAAGGACTGGCGCTGATGGCGCTCCCAGGGCACTGGATGGCGGCCGTTCTGCGGTCCGCCGGGTGCAACGTGGTCGAGCTGGCGGGCAGCCAGACCCGCGGCCAGCCGGGCGTCTTCGCGCCGGTGGCCGTGATGTGGCACCACGACGGCTCGGCGCCGGGCGACAGCCCGTCCCTGCCGGCCAGCATGGCCAACCTGAACAACAACGGCTCCCAGCTGTGGGTCGACCGGTACGGCACCTGGTACGTCATCGCCTGCGGCCTCATGTACCACGCCGGGGCGGGTGCCGGGTTCGGCAACGTCCGGGCCAACCAGGGCAACAGGGACTCGATCGGGGTCGAAACCGACCACACGATCGGCGAGGCGTGGCCCGTGGCGCAGCTGCGGTCGCTCCGCGCCGGCACCCAGGCCCTGCTGGCCCGTCTCGGCCAGTCGGCCGACCGCGCGCTGTGCGCGCACAAGGAATACGCGGCCGGGCGGAAGCCCGACCCGGACGGCCTGTACATGCCCCACGAGCGAGTCATCGTCGGCGGGGACCGCATCATCATCAAGGAGAACGAAGTGGGCTTTGAGCAGCTGATCCCCGTCGCAGCCGGCGTCCCCGGCTACGCCCCCGGCGCCGAGCTGCGCGCCGACACGATGCTGTCGGAGGCGCACGCCTTCACGAAGTGGACCTTCGACAGGGTCGACACCGTGGAGATCACCCAGGCCGACCTGGTGGCGCGCATCACGCGCCTGGAGGCCCGCCCCGCCGTCCCCGCGGTGGACATCCCGGCCCTGGTCGCCGGGCTGGCGCCCCACCTGGTCGCCCTCGGCCTCGTCGACACCGACGAGCTGGCCGAGGAACTGGCCACGGACCTCGCTGCCCGGCTGGCGGCGTAGGCCATGCCGGCTGGCGGCTACCGCGCGCCCAGCAACCCGGCCGCGGTAGTGGCCGGGCCGGGCGCCCTGTCCCAGCGCACCGACGCCGGGCAGCCCAAGCGCGACCTCCCCGACGCCAGGTACGGGGAGAACGCCGAGTACCAGGCACAGCAGGCCGGCGCACCGCTCGCGGTAGCCGCTGGACCTGCCACGCTCGACGTGCCCAGCGGGCCCGGCCCGGGACAGCAGGCCGCGCCGCGGCCGGCCCCGGCCGAGATCACCCCGATGTTCGCCCCGTCTGCACGCCCCGGGGAGCCGGTCACCGCCGGCTCCCCGCTCGGGGCCGGCCCCGGCCCGCAGCTCGGGGCCTACGCAGCCGAGCCGGGCTCCCTGTCCGAGGCCATGGCCCCCTGGGTGGCCAGCGATCCCTCGGGCGTGCTGTCCAACCTCACCGCCTACCTGATGGAACGAGGTCTGTAGCCAGATGGTCAAGAAGCCGTGGTGGGCGACGATCCAGGGCGCCCCGGACGCGGCGAAGGCCGTGGCGCAGTACAACTCGACGCCGGATCTCCAGCGCGCCTGGAGGATCGCCAACAACACCCGCCTGATGGAGGACCCGGAGCTCGGCGCCGCCGTGCTCCGGTCCGGCATGGACTACTCGACGGCCCGCCGGGTGGCGGGCGCGTACGGCGCGGCGAAGGCGTCGAAGCTTCGCAACCTGGTCGGCGACGCCGGCCTGCCGGCGTCGTACGTCGACCCGTACACGAAGCAGGCCGCCGAGGCGGCCGACAGCGCCCGCAAGCAGAAGGAGGACCGGGGCTTCTGGGGCTCGGTCGGTGGCGCGGTGAGCACCGTCGCCGGTGGCGCCGCGGGCGGCATCTGGGACGCCGGCAAGGCCGCGTTCCAGGGCACGATGAAGGGCCTGACGTTCGCGTCCGGCCCGCTGACCGCGCCCATCGCGGCTGGCCGCGCGGACGAGGAGTCCGGCTGGAAGCTGCCCGGCCCGCTGGCCGGCACCAACCTGAACGCCATCGCCACCCTCGCCCAGGGCGTGGTCGACTTCGCCCAGGGCGTGCCTCGCATCGTGGCCCCGCGCACCGCGGCGCAGCCGATGTCGGACCCGCAGAAGGCGGACATGCGCCGGGCCGGCTACGACCCGGACTCGTGGACGTCCAGGTACGCCTGGTATCTGGACCAGGAGGACGCACCCGGACGGGCCGTGTCCGACCAGGCGATCAAGGTGCTGAAGCAGGAGTTCAACACCCACAAGGTTGACCTCGCCCGGGAGGTCGTCACCTCCGGCGTGCTCGACGACCTGGGCCGCCGCGAGGGCCTGTCGCCGGACGCCCAGAAGTTCATGGCCACCGTCGAGGCCCGGGGCGACGACGAGGGCGAGGCCCTGCTGAAGAAGCTGCACGACCACAGCCAGCTGTCCTTCGGTGGTCGGTACGCCGAGCACCTGGGCCTGGAGCTGGGCACGGGCGGCCGGGCGGCGTACGCCGCTGGCGCCGACCTGGCCGCGTTCTGGTACCTGGACCCGCTGGTGGTGGCCGGCTCCGGCGCGAAGGCCCTCCGCTACGCCCGCGGCGCGATCATCGCCGACCCCGAGGTGGCCAAGGCGGCCATCGCCGGGTCGGACGACGCCGGCAACGCGCTGACCGTCATCGGCAAGCGCTGGGACGACGTCATCGACCGCGTGGACCGCATTGCCGTGTCCCGCGAGGTGGGCGACGCGGACCGCTACGCGAAGGAGTTCGGCGAGTTCCGCCGGCTGCACCCCGACCTGATCCCGATGTACGACACCCTGATCGGCCTGCGCGAGGGCACGATCTCCGCGGCGGCGTTCGACGTGTCCCGGGCCGTGCGCACCCGCAAGGTGCAGAGCCTGACCGACATGACGCCAATCCGACAGGTCGGTGTCACCGAGCCGGCGCGGAGCGCCACGTCGATCTACGACAACGCCGTGGACGCGGTGCCCGTGGAGGCGTCGACCGACGTCGCGCTGCGGGGCGTCCAGGCCACCGAGCGGGACGGCCTGGTCCGAGCCACGGCCGAACGCCTGGACCGGGTGCCCGCACTGGAGGGCGCCTCGGCGCCCGGCACGCCGGTCGCACCGGGCGTGGTCAAGCCGCTGTTCAAGCTGCGCACCACGGGTGCCGACGAGGCCGTCGACCAGGCGTCCCGCGCGGACGCTCGCGCCGCGGTGGCTGACGCCGTTGCCGACCAGCTGCTGGCGCTGGCCATCGCCTCCGGCTCGCCCATGGTCCGCAACCAGGTGCTGCTGCCGGGCGCCATCCGCGTCTCCTCGCGGGTGCGCAACGCCCTGAGTCCGATGACGGGCGCCCTGGCCGACACGAAGCTGTCGATCGCCAGCCAGCTGGCCCAGGCCCGCGGCAAGGGCGTGGTGTCCTTCTCCGACGACGTGTCCATGTCGCCGGACTCGGTCACCGAGGTGCTGACCTCGGCTGCCGGTGGCAAGTGGGTGCGCGAGCACTACACGAAGGGCGGCCTGCGGGCGCGCTTCGCCCGGTCCATGTCCCGCGCTGGGACGTTCACCGACGGCGCTGTACTGACGTTCGACGACTCGACGGGAACGAAGTCGTACGGCGACTTCGTTCGGTTCTTCATGCCCCGGGCCCAGGGCGACTACCTGGCGGCCGAGTGGGCGCGACGGGACGTCGGCGGCCGGAAGGCCCTGTGGGAGAACACGGTCGAGTCGATCGCCAACGCCCGCATGATCAAGGACAACCCGGCGGGCCGCGACTTCTGGTCGCAGATGCTGAAGGGCCACGAGTCGATCGTGCGCCCAGGCCAGGTGCCGCTGGAGGCGTACTCGTCGCCCGCGGTGGACCTGATCCAGGCCGGGCCGAACCGCATCGCGGCGGCCATGTACGGCACCCAGATGTCCGACGGCGTGCGGCTGCCCCTGCTGCGCGACGTCATCCGGCACACCGAGCGGGTGGGCCTGTTCGGCTTCGTCACCAAGTCGATCAACGGCAACTTCGTCGACAAGGCGTCGCGGGTGCTGAAGGTCGGCCAGGTGGCGACCACCTCGAACATGATGCGCCAGGCCCTGGAGGGCCGGGCGTGGCAGTGGTTCGCCGACCCGGCGCAGGCCGTGGCCACCACCAAGGCGCGTCTCGGCGTGGCCGGCGCCACGGCGAAGGCCCGAGTCGACGTGAACGACGCCACTCGCGCCGCGAAGCGCCTCGTTGCCGGCGACCACGTCGACGAGCTCGCCGTGCTGGCGGCCGGCGACGACGCCACCGCCTACCTGGATCGCGTGGCCGAACTCGTGCTCCAGCACGGCGGCAACCGCCGGCTGGCCGCGATCAACCGGATGATGGAGTCGGGGGTCGACCTGCGTCAGCTGGCCTCGGCCCGCTCCAGCGCGCGGCTGGCCCTGTCCTGGACGGCGGACGTCGCGCGCCGGCTGCGCGCTGCGGCGTACAGCAAGTACCGCAAGGAGTACATCGACGCCGACGGCACCGACCCGTGGGGCGACCTGATCGACGGCCGCGCCGCGGCCATGTTCCACGACGGGACGGTCCGCGAGCTCGGCGGGCTGACCGACGACTACGCGCACGGCTCCGGCATGGTCGACGACCTGTCGTACCTGAACGACGGCCTGGGCAAGGGCTTCCGGGTGAGCCAGGTCAAGCTGAAGAACACGTTCGGCTACCTGGGCACGGCCGGCGACCGCGGCGCGCAGCGCTGGGCGGACGCCCTGAACACCCGCCTCGTCGACCCGGTGGGCCGGGAGGTTGCCCGCGCGCTGGCCCACGCCGCGCGGGGCCAGGACTTCCGCAGCCTGGACCCGCTGTTCGGCGACGCCGGGCGCATCCAGGACGTGGCGTACAAGCTGATGCGCGACTCGCCGCTGGGCGAGAAGTACCGCACCGCGGGTGCCCGCGCGAAGTACGTCAACGGCAAGGCGGTGTCCAACCCGACGGAGACCGACGAAGCGCTTCGCGTCTGGGCCGACGACCTGACTGCGGACATGGTCCGCTACCTGGGCGGCAAGATGGACGACACCGGCGTGGTGTCGTTCGAGGACGCCTCCGGCCCGCTGCTGAAGAAGCTGGCCGGCAAGGGGGAGGGCGTCACCCTGCGGGACCTGGCCGCCATCCCGGCGGACGCCCGGCCGGCCGAGGTGGCCTCGCGGATCTTCGTCCCGCGGAAGCTGATCGACGCCGACAACGCCGTCGACGCCATCGGCGACGTCGCCAGCAAGGCGTACCGGTTCGTCGTGTCGGGCCCGCTCCAGCGGCTGGTCCACGACCCGCAGATGATCGCCGCGCACCACCAGGCACTGGACGCCATGCGCCCGCTGCGCGCCGCGCTGAAGGAGCGCGGCATGTCCGACGAGACGGCGTACAACGCGCTCCAGGGGCTGGCCTACCAGCGCGCCGCCAACACGGTGCTGGGCTTCAACGACAACCCCCGGGTCCAGTCGTACTTCTCCAGCCTGGTGAACAACTTCTTCTTCTACGAGCGGGCGACCGAGGACTTCGTGCGCCGGTTCATGCGGATCAACATGGCCGACCCGGCCGTGCTGGCCCGCGCTCACCTGACGCTGGAGGCGGCCGAGCACTCGGGCGTCGTGTACCGCCAGAAGACGACGGACGACGAGGGCAACTCGCGCGACGAGCTGATGTTCACCTGGCCGGCCTCGGGCCTGATGACCCGGACCGTCAACGGCGCGGCCATCCGGCTGGGCCTGGCCGACGACGACGTGATCAAGCACCCGGTCTGGACGGACTTCAGCTCGCCGGTGCGGTACCTGAACGCGTCGCTGTCCAACCCGGTGGGCTTCACGACTTCCCCGCTGGTCGGGCTGCCGTTCCGCATCGCGCGGGACCGGTACGAGCCGGCCACCCCGCTGATCGACTCGATGCTGGCCACCATGGAGGGCGGCGAGCGCAGCTTCGCCACCCAGTCGCTGGCGGTGTCGTTCATGCCCAGCACGCTGAAGCGGATCGTCAACGCCGCCAACCGCGACGACCAGGACTCGCAGTACGCCTCGGCCATGCGCAACGCCATGGCGTACCTGGACGCGGCCGGCAAGATGCCGGGCGCGGACTCGTCGCCTGCGGAGCGCCAGCTGGCGCTCGACGAGCTGGACACGACGATCGGCAACATCCTGTGGATGCGGGCGATCTTCGGGGCGTTCGCCCCGGCGACGCCGGGCACGTTCGGCAACGACCTGTCGGACATCGGCGAGCAGAACGCCGTGGACCAGCTGCGCGGCGTGCGTTCGGTGCGGGGTGAGTTCTTCTCCCTCGTGGAGGAGATGACCAAGAAGCACGGCCCGGACGTGGCGTTCGCCGAGGCGAACATCGAGTGGCTTCGCCGCGGGCACGGCTCGGTCGTGCACCCGGCGGCCTTCGAGGCCGGCTCGACGAAGGCGCCCGGCGCGGAGAACGACGCCGGGGCGCAGCCGTCCAACCTGCGCCTGACGCAGTGGATGCTCGACAACAAGGAGTTCCTGAAGACCTACGGAGAGTCGGCGTACCGGCTGCTGCCGACGATCGAGGGCGAGGCGTACTACTCGTCGATCGGCTACCGGGTCCAGCTGCGCACGCAGCTGCGCGAGCACAAGGACTTGAACGAGTTCTACGACGGGCTCTTGTACGCGGACGTCAACGCCCAGTTCTACGCCATGTCGGACCGCAAGGACGCGGCGATGGAGCTGGCGTCGACGCCCCAGGAGACCAACGCCATCTGGCGGGAGTGGAACGCGTTCGAGTCCGCCCTGGTCCGCAACAACCCCGCGTGGGACAAGCTGCGGATGGAGAAGAACAGCCCGGAGCGGGCGCACGCCGACATCGCCCCCGCGGTCCAGAAGCTGGCCGCGGCGACCGACCTGCCGGCCGAGGTGGCCGAGCTCCAGCCGGACCTTCGCGTGATGGCCCAGCTGTACGCTGACTACCGAGCCGACTTCCTGGCCATCGGTGGCCGGACCGGGGACGCGTTCAGCGCCCGGAAGACGCTCAACACCAACTACCGCACGGCCGGGAACGAGCTGTTCGACGGCACCCCGCTCCAGCGCCTCTGGCGCGAGCTCCGCGTCTACGAGGACGAGTGATCCATGCCCTTTGTCTACGGTCCCGATGGGGTCCTGAAGAAGTCCGACGGCACCTACACGTCGGACGTGCGGACCGGCAACGCGATCTACTTCAGCCCGTCGGTGGCGGGCGTGCAGGAGCGCGCCGCGTCGGAGAAGGCGCGGCAGGGCCGGGTGGCCGTGGCTCGCGCCATCCCGTACCAGCAGTCGTCCAACGACGCCTGGGTGGCCGCCCGCCAGGAGGCGGAGCGGCTGGTCCGTGAGCAGCTGGACCGGGACCTGGCGCAGGCCCGCACCAACGCCCGGCTGGCCGCGGCGCAGGGCTCCCGCGTCCTGGACCCGTGGACCAACCCGGGCTTCGACTGGCAGCCGGGGGCGAACACGGCGGAGCTGAACACGACCGGGGTCAACCTGTTCGACCGGCCGGAGTTCGACGCCGGGCCTGGTCGCGTGCCGGACCTGCCGGGGATGCCCACGGCTACCCGCCTGTCCGCGCAGGGCGCGGACAGCGACCCGGCGGTCGCGCCGGCCAGGAAGGCCGGTTCCGGGGTCAAGGCCGGTGCGCAGGGCGTCGCAGACCAGATGGCGGCTGCTCGGGTGCGGGACGAGGACCACGGCGGCCTGGGTGCCGATGCGCAGGTGATCCGCGACTACAACGACCGGCTGGAGCGCTGGCTCCAGGTCGAGAACCAGCACGCCTACGACGGTATCGACGACGACTCGGCCGGGTTCGGCACCGGCGACCAGCCAGCGAGCCAGCTCAACTTCCCCAACCTGTCGGGCCGCGCGCCCGATTTTATCCTGAACATGGACCAGAACACGGGCCGGCTGACCATCGAAGGTCCCGGCACGGTGTTCCGGTCGGTGGTCAGCACGCTGATGTCCAGCCCGGCGGAGGCCGCGAAGTGGCAGACGCTGCTGGCCCAGACCGGCGCGTACGTCCGGGGCTCCGAGCAGTACGTCCCGAAGGCCGGCCGGTTCGGCAACTGGACCGACGAGGACAACGAGGCGCTGGAGCTGGCGCTGAAGCAGGTGGCCATCCGGCAGGCCAACGGCGACACCCGGTCGTGGCAGGAGATCATCGCGAGCAAGGCCGCGGTCGGCCTGGACGCCGGCACCAGCCCACCCGCGGGCGCGCAGGGCGCGAGCGGTGGCGGGTACGGAGGCGGGGGGTACGGCGGGGGTGGCGGGGGCTACGGGGGCGGTGGTGGCCAGTCGAAGGGCGTGACCCTGACCGACTCGGCCGAGCTGAAGCAGCTGGCCAACGGCGTGGCCCGCGCCCGGATGGGGCGCGTCCTGTCGGAGGACGAGACGGCCCAGTTCGTCGCGTACTACCACGCGGCGGAGACGGCGTTCATCAACGCCCGCATCGCCGGCCAGACGGCCGAGCAGAAGGACCCGGAGTCGCAGGCAGCTGACTGGCTGGAGTCGCACTTCAAGATCCAGTCGCAGAACAAGCAGGAAGGCTCACTGACGGTGGAGCTCGTCAAGTTCCTCATGGGCGGGGGGCTCAACTGATGACGTCCTTCACCCCGGACGACGTCCGGGCCTCGTACGGCTTCGTCGGCGCGCTCGCGGCCAGCGTGCCGGAGATGGCCGGCATCCTGAACACCGCCGTGGCGCAGCAGTGGACCGCCGACCGGTTCCTCATGGCCATCACGTCGACCCACTGGTACCGCACCAACTCCAGCGCGATGCGCGAGTGGGTCACCCAGCAGGCGGTCGACCCGGCGGAGGCCGCTGCCCAGCTGGGCAAGCGGCGCGTGCAGGCCGCCGAGAAGGCGGCAGCGCTGGGCCTACCGATCCAGTCCCAGCTGCTCGACCAGGTGGCCCTGGCCTCCCTGCTCGGCGGGTTCGACGACGCCCGGCTGGGCCAGCACCTGGCCCGCAACTACTTCGACCCGAACACCGTCGACCTGACTCGGACCACCGGCCAGGTGGCCGAGACCCAGATGCAGCTGAAGCAGCTGGCCGGGGCGTACGGGATGCCCAACGACGAGGTCTGGCTGCGCGGCCGGCTGGGTGAGGTGATCCGCGGCGACAACACCGTGGAGGGCGCCAAGCTCGTGGCCGTCAACTACGCCAAGGCGAAGTACGCCGCGTACGCGGACCAGTTCGACGCCGGGGCGACCGTCGTCGACATCGCCGCCCCGCACCGTGAGGCGATCCAGCGCACCCTGGAGCTGGGCGAAGTATCCCTTCAGGACGCCGCCGTGCAGCGCGCCCTCCAGCGCGGCCAGGCCGTGTACGAGACGGAGAAGGCCGCCCGGCAGGACGCCCGGTGGCAGTACACGACCAACGCCAAGGCCGCGGTGGGCGAGCTGGCCACACGCATCGGGAAGGACTTCGGGTACCTCGCATGACCGCACCCGCGAACCAGAGCGCCCTGGCGCTGCTCAACGACATGCTCCGCCAGTGGGGCCTGGAGTCCCTGTCCGGCTCCGTGCTCCAGATGCTCACCGACGGCGACCCGCCGGAGCTGGTGCCGCTGAAGCTCCAGGAAACGGCCGAGTACAAGCAGCGGTTCAAGGCCAACGACGCCCGGCGCCGCGCGGGGATGGCGGTGCTGTCGCCCGCCGAGTACGTCGCCAACGAGGGCCAGTACCGGGACCGGCTGCGCCAGGCCGGGATGCCGGCCGGGTTCTACGACAGCCGGGACGACTTCCACCAGTGGCTGGAGAAGGACGTCAGCCCGACCGAGCTCGGCGACCGGATCTCGGTCGCCGCCTCGACGTTCGTCAACGCCCCGGTCGAGTACCGGGACCAGTGGTACAACCTGTATGGCCTGGGCGCCGGCCATGCGATCGCGGCCATCCTGGACCCGGACCGGGCGATGCCGCTGCTGGAGCGCCAGGCGCGGTCCGTGTCCATCGCGGGCGAGTCGACGCGGGCGTTCCGCGACGGGTCGCAGATGGGTGTCGAGCGGGCCGAGCAGCTGGCCGCGGCCGGGGTGGACGCCCAGGACGCGCGCAAGGGCTTCACCGAGGTGGCCTCGCGGGCCACGAACGACCAGTTCCTGGGCCGGCTCGCCGGGACGGACCTGTCCCGGGAGAACCTGGAGGACGAGGTCCTGCTGGACGACGAGCTGGTCAAGGCGCAGCGCCGGAAGGTGCTGGACGCCGAGGACGCCCGGTTCCGGCAGAACTACCTGGGCACCCAGGCGGGTGGACTTGGGAACGACCGCACCTACTAGCGCGTAGGATCAGCCCTGCCGGTTCCGCGTTACCGGCCGCAGAGGCCCCGCCCAGCTCCCCCGTTTGGGCGGGGCCTCTGCGTGTCCGGGGTACGCCGAACCCGGCTTTTTACACTGAACCTCACATCCCGACCCGCTCCTCCCGAGGCGTCGTCGGCGTAACGAATCGGGCTCTTGAACCCCCGGCAGCACCGTCCTCCCGCCCCTCGGGATGTCGGTCGGGCCACCGCACGGAACGAGGGAGACACAACTCCAGATGTCTGACGCCAACGAGTTCGTGGACGTTGCTGAGCCGGGCGCCGATGCAGAGCCCAGTGCCCTGCGCGCCTACGTCAAGACCGTCGCCGCCAACATGGCGGCGCTCCGCAAGGAGTACGACAAGGTCAAGACGAAGCTGGACGGTCGCACCGCGACCGACCTGTTCACCGACCTGAAGCTCTCCCCCAAGCTGGCCGGCCTGTACAAGGGCGAGGTCACCAAGGAGGCGATCACGGCGTGGGCCGCCGAGTATGCCGACGTGTTCGGCACCCCCTCGGTTGAGACCCCCGTCGACGGCGAAGAGACCCCCGTGACCCCCCCGGCGCTGTCGCCCGACGCGGCAGCCCTCGCGGCCGTGCAGCACGCATCGCACGTCGCTTCGGGCGGTGGCCAGGCCACCGGCACGGGCGCGTCCTTCAAGGCCGCGGCTCAGGCACTTCTGGATTCGGACAAGCCCCCGACCCCACAGGCGTACGCGGCGCTCATGGCGCAGCACGGCTTCAAGTAAGCCGGCCGGCCCGGGGTCTCCCCTCGAACCAGAGAGTGACCCCCAATGGTCAACGTTCACAACACGACCACGTCGTGGTCGGAGTACATCGACACCGCGATCGACCTGCGGACCCGAATGGGTCTGCGGGACCGCGCGCTGTTCCACAGCATCGTGGACTCGTACCCGCTGTCCCCCGACCACGAGGGCAACGTGGTCCAGGTCACCGTCGACGGTGAGGCCCCGACCTTCACCACGCCGATCTCCGAGACGGTGGACGTCGACGCGGTCGTCTCCGGCGACCCGCGCCAGTTCAACGTGACGATGGCCGAGTACGGCGGCGTGCTCGGCTCCACGTACAAGCTGCGCGCCAACGACTGGTCGCAGAAGACCGTGGAGCGGCTGGGCAACCAGCTGGCCTACTCCATGACCCAGTCCCTGGACATCCTCGTCCAGGCCGTGCTGGACGCCGCGACCAACGTGCTGTTCGGCACCGCGGCCGGCACCATCGGTGACCTGACCGGCCCGGTGGTGGCCGCGGGTATCACCAACGCCAAGCACGTGCTGGGCGCCTCGGCGCTGCTGCACGGCCGCCGGGCGGAGCACCGCAACGGCGAGCTGTGGGCGGGTCTCATCCACCCGCACGCCTCGTTCGACCTGCGGGCCGAGACCGGTGACCACGGCTGGCTCCAGCCGCACATCCGCGTCGACACCGCGAACGTGTACAGCACCAAGCTGGGCGTGTTCGCGTCGACCGACTGGGTGGAGTCCCCGCGCTGCACCGCAGTGGCCGGCACGCCGGACGTGTACACCACGTACGTCTACGGCCGCGAGGCGCTGATGGAAGCGGCGAAGACCCCGTTCCACACGCTGGTCTCGCCGATGACCGACAACCTCAACCGCTTCCAGCGGGTCGGTTGGCACGGTCACGCCGGCTGGTCGGTGTTCCGCCAGAACGCCATCCAGCTGATCAAGACGGCCAGCTCGATGGAGGCACTGGCGATCCCCGCCTGGGACCCGAAGGCGTAGTCCCGACCCGAAGGCCCCGCCTCACAAGGGCGGGGCCTTCGGCCTGGGCGGCCCCGATGATCTGGCTGCTGATCAACCCGACGCGCGTGGACACGTACCGCGCGGACGGCTCCCTGACCTACACGCAGGCGACCGGCCTGGCCGTCATGGGCGACGCCGACGAACTGGAAACGGTGCCCAACCCGACGGCCGACGAGATCGCCGAGGCCAGCCCGTACGTCTGGCTCGGCGGCTACCTCAACACCACCACGGACCCCGCGATCAAGGACCTGTGGCTGCGCGAGGGCTACGCCGTCGCCGGCCCCGAAACCCTCTACCCGTCGCCGGACCTGTACCCGGGCCCGGACGTGTACCCCAGCTACGCCCTGGAGTTCTGATGTGCCGTACCGGCTGCCCCACCCCTGGCGCCCACGACTCGTGGGGCGCCTGCCTGCGCTCGGCCAAGCTCCAGGTCGGCGTCGACCTCCTGGGCGTGCCCAGGCGTCAGGCATGGGACCGTGAGCTGACTTCGTACGCGTCCGCGGTGGCGCAGGGCATCCAGCCCGAAGGCACCCGCCAGCACCAGATCGACTTCGCCGTGGCCGCGGCGAACGAGCTCGGCACGGCGGCCTGATGGCCGCCACCCTGGCACAGCTGGTGGGCCGGGTCCGGGGCAACCTGGACCAGTTCACCACCAATCGCCCGACGCTGTGCACGTTCGAGGGCTTCACCGGCTCGCCGGTGACGGGCATCGCGCTGAGCGACATGCCCCCCGGGCAGCAGATCACCTCGGCCCTGGTCGAGCTCGGCCACGAGCTGGTGTTCGTCCGCTCGGCCGACCCGACCACCTCGTCGGTGGTCTGCCCGCCGTGGTTCCGCCAGCAGCAGGGCACCCCAGCCAACGACGACTATCCGGTGAACTCGGTCGCGGTCATCAACCCGACGTGGCCGTACTGGCATGTGGCGCAGGCCGTCATCGACGGCATCAGCCGCCTGTACCCGGCGCTGTTCGCGGTGAACCAGCACACGTTCACCGCGACCGCCCTGACCGAGCGCTACGCCCTGCCGCTGGACGTGCAGGGCGTGCTGGGCGTGCACCTGCGCAACATCGGCTCGCCCGCGGTGCGCAAGCCGATCTCCCGCTGGACGTTCCAGCGCACCGGCCCGGACGGCCTGCCGTACCTGCACGTCCCGTCGGGCTGGGTGTCCCACGACATCGAGGTCACGTACCGCGCGCAGCCGGTGGCACCGGCGGTGCCAGGCCCGGCCTGGACGTGGGCCGACTCGGGCCTGCCGGACACGGCATCGGACCTGCCGGTGCTGTACGCCACGTCGGTGCTGCTGCCCTCGGCCGAGGCGGCGAAGACGCAGACGAAGTCGATCGAGCAGTCGGACCGGAACCGGTTCGTCGGCATCGGCTCGGCGAACGCCGCCTCCCGGCGGTTCGAGGAACTGTTCGACCACCGCCTGGTCACCGAGCGTCGCGCCCAGCAGGCGCAGTACCCGCCCAAGCTGCACCGAGCACTGAACGGATAACCGATGGTCCAGCACTACTACACCGACACGGCCTCGGTGGCCACGCTGGCCGCCGGCATCTCGTCCGGGGCGCTGACCTGCACCTTGGACACGTTCACCGGCTGGCCCACCTCGTTCCCACAGGACGCGATCATCGCCCGGGACACCCCGTCGATGGAGCGGGTCGAGATCACCGGCGTGGCTGGCAGCGTGGCGACCATCGTCCGCGGCCAGTCCAGCACGCTGGCCACGTCGCACAGCCTGGGCGACACGTTCGAGCTGGTCGCCAGCGAGCGGCACTTCAACGCCGCCGAGCAGCACGTCAACGCCACCACGGGCGCGCACGGCGTCACCGGCTCCCCGGTGGGTACCGAGGGCGAGCAGCTGGTCCGGGACAAGACCTTCCAGGGCGCGTTCGTGCACCGGTTCTCGGACGCGCTGCCCGCGTCCCGCCCGGCCGGCCTGACCATCGACGCCGACACGATCACGGCCGACGACGGCGTCTGGTACAACTCGACGGCCGCCCCGACGGGCAAGGCCCTGCGGGTCTCGCAGTCCGGCGTGGACCGGTTCACGGTCGCCATCAACGGCGACACCCAGGCCCGCGCCCTGGCGGTGTCTTCGGGTGCTGCGGTGACCGGGGCCCTCGCCGTGTCCGGCACCACCAACCTGGCGGGCGCCCTGACGGTCGCCGCGGGCGGCGCTGCCGTCACCGGCAACTCGACGGTCACCGGCACGCTGGGCGTGACGGGCGCCGCGACCCTGGCGTCGGCCGCACTGGCCGGCGCCCTGTCGGTGGGCGGCGCGTCCACCCTGGCGGGTGTGACCGCGTCCGGCGCGGTGGTGGCGGGCTCCCTCACCACGGCGGGTGCCCTGTCGGTGGACGGGGCCGCGACCTTGACCTTGCCGGCCGCGTCGACGGTGACGCGCCTGACGGTGCGGACCCGCAACGCCGGCAAGGCGTTCGAGGTCTTCAACGAGGCGGGCGTGCAGATCGGCTACCTCGACGGCACCGGCAAGTTCCACGCCGATGGCGTGATCGAGTCGGACGTGGGCCTGCTGGCCTACGGCGGCACGGTCCCGACGGTGGCGAGCGTCCCGACGCTGGCGACGATCACCGCGCCCGTCAACGGCCAGCTGGCGTTCGACCTGTCGACCCGCTCCCTGTGGGAGCGGTCGGCGGGCGCCTGGGTGGGCTACCCGGCGTCGCCGCACGCCCGCTACGAGCGGTCCCGCGGCACCGTGCAGACGATCTCCAACATCTCGATCACCAAGGTGCAGTTCCCGACAGCGCTGGACGCGCACGCCGACGTGGTCGCCACCGGGGCGAGCAACATCGACTGGACGCTCCAGCGCACCGGGCGCTGGGCGATCACCTGCCAGGTCCCGTGGGTGGCGAGCGCCGTGGGCGCGCGCCTGGTCTGGATCGGCGCGTCGCCGGACACGGGCGCCAACCGCTACGCCTCCGACCACAAGATGTCGTTCTCGGACAACAGCTTCGGGGTGGTGCAGAACTTCACCCTGCGGCGCCGGTTCACCGCGGGTGACGTGGTGTGCGTGTTCGCGTACCAGACCTCGGGCGGTGGCACCGATATCGCCCCGTCGAACGACGCGGCCGGGTCCACCCTGACCTTCGACTACCTGGGGCTCTGATGGTCACGTCCCCCATCCTGCCGGCGACGACGGTCCCGTTCAGCCTGTCCTCGTCTGTGCAGGCCATGGTCGACTCGGGGGTCTGGCACGACTTCCTGATCGACGGCGTGCCGTTCCTGCTGATGCCCTCCGGCGATGACCCGTACGTGCGCGACGTCCCGGAGGGCCGGCGCGACCAGTTCGATAACAGCCAGGAGGCGGGCGAGCAGTCGTTCGCCCAGTGGTGGTTGCGCTCCCAGGGGTCTTTCCACGGGGGCGCAGGGCAGCGCGTCCTGGACGCCGACCCCCGGTCGGCGGAGGTGACCCGAACGCGCTTCGACGAGTCGGTGTACGCCGACGTCTGGACCCCGGGCGAGGTGTCGGTGGCGTCCTCGTTCTCGTCGACGGCCACCGACACTTCGGCGCTGGAGCTGGTGGTCTGGTCCGGCCAGCGCCGGCTGGCCAAGATGTCCGGCGCCTCGAACGAGGTGGTGTTCACCAACCTGCCGACGCCGGGTGCCCCGACGGTGGTGACACTGGGCGCGGCGGGCATCCCGCAGTCCATGTGCACCGACGGCGAGAACGTGTTCGTCGCCTGCGACGACTCGATCTGGCGCGTTGATTCAGCCGGTACGGCCCTAAAGATCGCCACAGTGGCATTCAGCGGTCCGGTGGTGCTGGACTTCGCCAAGCAGCGCCTGGTCCTGGCCGTCGGCCCGGACCTGCACATCGTCGACCCGGACCCGCCCGTCCCGCCGGTGGCGCTGGGCGTGGCGTTCCACACGAACCCCATCCCGGCCTGGCGCTACACGTCGGCCGCCGACGGCCCGAACGGGATCTACCTGTCCGGGTACTCGGGCTCGCTCTCCCAGGTGGAGAGCATCGGCGTGTCCGAGTCGGGCGGCACCCTGGTGCTGGGCGTGCCGACGGTCCAGATGAAGCTCCCGCCTGACGAGCTCGTCAACGAGCTCCTGTTCTATGTCAACTCCTTCTTCGTGCTGGCCACGTCCAACGGCGTCCGGGTCGGGACGTTCACGCCGTACGGCCAGCCCCAGTTCGGGGGTTTGTCCCTGGAGGGCCTGGCCTGCCACTCGCTGGCCGCCGGGTCGAACCGGGTGGTGGTGGGCGCTGATGACTCGATCTGGTGGATCGACCTCGCCACCCAGATCGACGCGTCGCCCCGCTGGGCGACGGCGAAGTGGGCGCACGCCCTTGCCACGAGCCCCGGTGATCACGTCGCCGACGTGGTCGCGTTCCGCTCCGGCGGTGAGGATCTGGTCTGTGCCGTCACGTCCGGCACCGCGCCGATCCTGCTGGAGCAGGCCGAGTACGCCCCGTTCTTCCCGGCGTTCGTGTCGACGTCGTGGGTGCGGTTCGGCACGGTCGAGCTGAAGCAGCTGCACTACCTGGCGGTCGAGGGCCGGTTCCCGCTGCTGGGCGGTGGCGAGAACCCACTGGAGATCACCGTCGAGGCGTCGACGGGCGAGTCGCAGACGGTGATCGTGCCGGGCGGGCGGGACTCGTACGAGCTGACTATCACCGCCCCACCGGCCGAGGCGTTCCGGCTGATCTTCCGTCTGCGCAACGGCGGCCTGGGCGTGGAGCGCACCAGGCTGACCGGGTTCCAGATGAAGGCGCTGCCCCGGCCGCGCCGGTTCCTGACGCTGATGCTGCCGCTGTCGTGCGCGGACAGCGAGCAGGACGCGCACGGCCAGACCGTCGGTTACGACGGGTACGCCCGCGATCGGCTCCTAGCCTTGGAGGACGCGGCGGCGAACAGCCGCACGGTGACGGTCGTCGACCGACTCACCGGCACGTCGTACTCGGCGGTCGTCGAACGGCTCCAGTTCCGGCAGGCGATCCAGCCCACCGTCACCAACCGCATGTCCGGCACCTTGTCGCTCGTGCTGCGCCGGGTCTGAGGGGAAATGCAGTGACTGTTGCGGAGCTCGTCACGATCGCGGGGGGCGGTGGCTTCCTGGCCATCGTCGGCCTCACCTGCCGACTGCTGCTGAACCTGGCGAACACCGCCATGCACGACCGCACGAAGCTGCTCGGCGAGGTGCGCGAGCTGCGTACCGAGGTGAGCACGCTCCAGGATCGGGTGGGTGTCCTGATCGGCCACCTGGCCTTCCACGGCATCTCGGCCATCACCGGCCGCAAGATCGGAGAGTAGTGGATGTTCAGCACCAAGTTCTGGCGTGACGCCGCGGAGCGCGTGGTCGAGTCGACCACCGCTGCCGCACTGGGCGTGGTCATCGTCGCCGGTGGCGACCTGTTCACCCTGGACCCCCGCGCGGTCCTGGCCGTCGTGGTCGCAGCGGCTGCGGCTGCCGTGAAGGCCGCGCTCGCATCCCGGGTCGGCTCGGCGGACTCGGCGGCCCTGCTGCCCGAGAGGCACTGACTGTGACGTACGTCCCGCAGGTCTGGGCCGACGGCGCCATCGGCGCCACGCCCATCACGGCAGCACGCCTGGCTCACATCGAGTCGGGCGTGCTGGCCGCGCACGCCGGCTACGCGGCTGCCGTCCCGCGCGGCGGGCAGGTGGTGGACGTCCTGGACCACGGAGCTGTCGGCGACGGCCTGGTCGATGACACGGCCGCCATCCAGGCGGCGCTGGCCGCGGCTGTGGCCACGGGCGTCCGGGTCGTGCTGCTGCCCCGCGGGACGTACAAGGTCACCCCGGTCGTCCAGTCCCGGGCCATCACTGCCCCGTCGAACGTGACCCTGCGGGGCCAGCACGCCACGATCAAGGTGGCGTCCGGTTCACCGGCGTACGAGGCGGTGATCTCGCACGTGCCGGCCGAGGCCCTGGACAACTTCCAGGTCGAGGGCGTGATCTTCGACCTGAACAAGGCGGGCAACCCGCAGACGGCGGTGGTCGCCAACGAGTCCCGCTGCGCGGTGAAGCAGTACCGCGGCACGGGCCTGCGGTTCCGCGGCAACCGGGTCGTGAACGTCGACGGCACCAACACCGTCGTCGCCAACGGCGGGGGCGCGACCGGCGTGCCGGTCGTCACCGATGTCGAGATCACCAACAACGTGTTCGTCGACGTGGGCGGCGTGGCAGCGCACGACCACTCCACGATCTACACCCACGGCGAGGGCGTGGTCATCACCGGCAACCGGTTCTACGGCACGGCCGGGCCGAGCCCGTCGGCGGTGTGCGCCATCGAGGCGCACGGCAACGGGCACGTCGTGTCCGGCAACCACATCAACGGCTACCGCGAGGCGATCAACGTGACCGGCGCGGCCAACCGCACCGACTCGTTCACGTGCACGGGCAACACGATCGTGCGCTGCCTGCGCGGTATCCGGGTGTTCGCCCTGGCCCTGTACGGCGGCGTGCAGCCGGCCCTGCGCGGGGTGGCCGTCACCGGCAACACCGCGGTGCTGGACCCGGACTACTGGACCCCGGTGTACGACCTGGAGCCGTACGGCATCGCGCACCTGGCGTTCGATTCGAGCCAGCAGGTGCACGGCCTGTCGATCACCGGCAACACCCTGATCTGCAAGCCGTACACGGGCGTGTCGACGAACGTCGTGAAGCTCTCCGCGTCGGGCGTGTACTACTCACCCGCGGGCGGGACGCTGGCGGGTGGCGCGGACGTCGGTGTCACGATCACCGGCAACACGATCCACGGGTTCCCGGGCAGTGGGGTGCGGGCCACGACGTGTCGGACCCGTGGCCTACTGGTCTCGGGCAACAACATCTCCGACTGCGGCCACGCGTCGCTCGTGACCGGCGACTACAAGGCCGGGGTCGGGGTGGACGGCGAGCTGGCGTCGTGCCTGATCGCCGGCAACAACATCTACGACACCCGTGCGGCGGCTGCCGGGTTGATGCTGCGGGGCGTGACCTGGCTGGCGTCGACGGCCAGCGTCGACAACGTCATCCGGGACAACTCGGTCCGCCTGGCGGGCGGTTCCGGTGGCCGGAACCTGTTCGTCGGGTCCAACTCGGGCAGCCCGCTGGTGATCGCCCGCTTCGCCAACGACGGGTCGAACGTGACCTTGCCGGCGAACTCGGTGGCTGCGGGCTCGCGGGTCCTGGTGGCGCTGACCGGGGTCGAGTCGTACCAGACGGCCGCACCGGCCGGCACGACGTGGGTGACGGTGGCGTACCCGTAACAGACGGAAGCCCCTGGGATCTGCGAAGGTCCCCCAGGGGCTTCCGGGCCCTCCGGGTCTTGGGTGGGAACCCTCCGGGGCGAGCTCAGGTTACCAAGCGCCCCACGACAGACCGAAGCCCCTCCCGGCATGTTCACCCGGAAGGGGCTTCGACCGTCCCGCGGAGCGCTGGCCCGTGTGATCGAGGGGCGCCCGCGGGTTGTTCCCCGCTGGCCGGTGAGTCGAGGGTGCTGCAATGGAGGGCCGGCGGGTCCCCCGCGCTGGCGGGGACAGGGACCCACCCTACCACCCCGGCCGGGCGTTTGCGCCAGCCCTGGACAAGACCCTTAACCCCGCACGGCGTACTGGATGCGGTCGACGCCGACGGCGACGCCACCCGCGGTGACCCGGCCCTTGGTGGCCAGCCTCTCGATCGGCTTGCGGCACTTCGCGCACAGGTCGATGTCGACCTCGGTGATGTCCAGGACGAGCCGGCGGTGCCGCACGTCGTCGGCGCTGCCGCACCCGTCACAGACGAGCACGCTCTGACTGGCCACCTACAGCACCTCCAGTTCGGAGATGCTGACCGCGTATTCGGCCTCGCCCGCCAGGTCGACCGGCCAGGTGACGCCGCCGTGGCGCAGCTTGCTGTCCGGCTCGGCGAGGTCGCACACCCGCACCCAGGCGTCCAGCTCGGTGTCGGCTCGGACGACGATCGTCTCCGACGGCGTTGCGTCGGCACCGTCGAGAGTGCTGGTGAAGTCCACTCGGAATAGGGCGCACATCACAGCACCTCCAGTCGGGTGATCGTGGCGTTCCAGGTGTCCAGCGGGGCGTGCTCCGGCGGGTCCAGGCGGGGCGGCCACGACCCGACGGGGGCCGAGAAGCGCTCGACGTCAGCCGGCAGCCGGCCGGCGGAGGCCGCCGCGCACAGCCGGCGCCAGGCGTGGTTGCGGGTGACGGCCCAGACGCACACGACGACCTCGTGGTCGTACAGCCTCAGCCGCACCCGCCAGGTGAGCAGGGCTTTCACGACACGACCTCCAGCTTGTGGATCTTCTCCGGCTGGGCGGGCTGGAACATCTCCGCACCCGCAAGCAGCCTATCCCGGCGGGTGCGGAACCACTCGACCCCGATGTACGCCGCGGTCTGCTTCACGTCCGAGTGGTGCAGCCAGGAGGCTACGACCTCCATGGCGCTGTGCCAGTCCAGCCCGGCGCCCTCGGCGTGCAGCTCCTCGAACAGGTTCCGCGCGGCCGAGCGCCGCAGCGCGTGCGTCCCCTCATAGCGCAGTGCACCCGCCTCCAGCTGGTCCTCGGTCAGGCCGAGCACCTGCGTCAGGCGCCGCTGGGTCAGGTCGGTCAGCTTGTACCGCTGCTCGGTGGGGTGGTACACCCACTCGCGCCCGACGCGCTGGCGCTGCGGGATCAGGTACCAGTCCGGGTCCAGCGGGCCGGCCAGCTCCTGGTAGGCAACCAGCCAGCGGCGCAGCTCCCGGTCCAGTGGGGCCACGATCGGCAGGCGGTCCTGCTTCTTCGACTTCCACACGTCCCAGAAGATCCGGCTGCTCGCCAGGTCGACGTGCCCGACCCGGCGGGTGCACAGCTCCTGATCCCGCCCGGCGGTGTACACGCCCAGCGCCATGGCGAAACGCTCCCACGGGTCGGCGATGTCGTCGTACATGGCCCGCACCTGATCGGTGCGCAGCCAGATGCGCTGCCGCTGCTCGCCGGGCGCCACCCGGCGGATCACGTCCCGCACCTCGTGCTGCATCATCCCGCGCCCGGCCGCCCAGCGGACGAACGCGGCCAGGCTCTGCGCGTGCTTGTTGAACGTCGTGGCGGCGACCCGTTCGCGGAGTCCGCCCGGCCCGTACAGGTAGTCCTCCATGTCCCCGGGGCCGAGGTGCTTGGGGGACCGCCGGGTGGGCGTCCACCAGTCGACCAGCTGGCCGACGACGGAGGTCTCCCCCGCAACCGTCGCGGGCTGAACCTGGTTGCGCCGGATGCCGATGTACTGGTCGGCCACGGCTCGCATTGTGAGTCTAACCGCAGGTCGCATGGCCTCACCTTTCCGTTAAGTTGCTACAGCACGCAACGTACCATAGTTGCGTCCGGAGTCCGCTTCTACTGAGTCCCCTATCCTGACCTGCACTGATCATACCCGCAACTTTGACGAGTGTGCACCACCCCCACCAGGCAACGTTGCGTTTCCAGTTGCGTGCCGGAGCAACCCTATGCCACCATTCGGCGGACACGGGCGGGGCCCCCGAAGGAGTGCGCACGATGACTAGGCTGCGGCAGCTGCCGCCGGACGACGAGCTGATGAAGATGAAAGCCGAGGGGATGAGCCACGCGGCCATCGCCCGGAGGTACGACACCAGTCGGCAGGCTGTCGACAAAGCGGTCAAGGCGATCTACGCCCGGCTCGGGCGCGAGACGGTGACCAACGACAAGTTCAAGCGCTACTGGCCCTGGGCGCAGCAGCTCCACACCGAGCACTGCCGGGGCTACTTCTACGACTGCCTGCGGTTGTACACGCGCGACAAGTACAACCTGCCCCCGGCGCTCGACGCAGATGAAAGCAGCCGGCTGGCCCGCTTCGTGAGCGAGGCCAACCGGCTGCGGCTGGTGGTGTACTACGACGGCGACGAGCCTACCGGGTTCGTGTTCAGGTCACGCCGCGAGGGGGACGGGGACGCGTTCCTGGTTGAACGCTGAGTCGGCGCGCTGGGCGGGGGAGGCCCCGCCCCAGACGCCGTGCCTCTCGTCCCGGAGCAACGCCGCGGACAGGCAGTCGAGCCGGACGGGACAGGTCCAGCAGATGCGCCGGGCCTGGGTGTAGCCCTCGGCGTGCCAGATCTCGGGATCGACCTCGGAGCACCGGGCCCGGTCGATCCAGCCCGGGTCGGGCTCGACCGGCTCGAAGGTCCGTAGCTGCTCGGTGACCTTGCGGTTGATGTGCGCCGGCCAGCACTCCGGGCACACGCGGTGGGCGTTGTGCTTGCAGTGCTCGACGGTCACCAGCCGGGCCCGTCTTCGCGTTCCCCGTTCGGGTCGCCCACGCTGAGCACGACCGGGCGATCGAGGAGGTACGCGCGGCTCGCCCCGCGCCGGTGGGACCGCAGGTCCGCTTCCAGCGCGGCGCGGTGCGTGGCCAGCTCGGCGTAGGCGACGCGGGTCGCCGCGAGCTCGGCGACCAGGCTGTCGCGCTCGGCGAGCTCGGCGAAGAAGTGGTCGGTCAGCTCCGGCCCCATGCGCGCCACCAGGGCGCTGTTCGCTGCGGTCAGGTGGACGGCCGCCTCGTCCAGCTGCTCGGCGGCGTGGTCCTGCTCGTCGGCCTTGTGCGCGTGCTCGCTCGCACGCTCGGCGGACAGGACCCGCAGCACGGCTGTGATCACCCGCTCACGCGCCGTGATGCGGCCGGCGCTGCTCACGCGCGCACGTCTTCGTCGGTGAACCGGCCGTACGCCCGGCCGCCAGCGCCGGCCGCCAGCGTGGCCTGCACCTGCGCCAGCTGGGCGTGCACGGCCGCGGTGCGCTCGACGCGCGCCGCCTCGGCGAAGTTGCCGCAGACGAGGTCGCGGTCCGCCTCGGCCAGCAGCTGTTCGGCCTTCTCGTAGTGCTCCGCACCGGTCATGCCGCTGCCTCCAGTTCCAGGTTCTCGGCGGCCTGCCGCAGCGCGGCCTCCACCTCGACGGCCGTCCGGCCGTGCTTGTCCGACCAGTCCGCGACGTACGACACGTGCTTCGCCCCGACGACGTCGGCCAGCGCCTGGACCGCCAGGTCGACCACGTTGTTGCCGCCGGGCGTGGTCATGCCGGCGCCGACGTACACGTGCCCGACGGCGCAGCACGGCTCGCCGTCGACGTACGGGTGGGTGACCACGGCGCAGTCGTTGCTGGCCCCCGGCCAGTACGCCCCGACGTGCAGCCCCGTCTCCCGGCAGTGGTCGGCCCCGTCCTTCAGGAACCCGGCTGCCTGCCGGCGGTTCCACCTCTCCAACTCGGTGAGGATCATGGCGCGCACCCTTCCTCTTCCGTCCACGCCCCGGCGTGCTCGATCTCTTCGATCAGGTCGGCGATGCGCTCGAACGGCCAGCACAGGGTGTCGTTGACGCCAGCGAGGGTGGTGATCCTGACGCTGGCGTCAAACGCGCTGTCGCTGATCTCGTCGCGGGTGCTGTCGGACAGCAGCGCCGGGTTGAACCCGCCGTCGATGGTGATGCCCAGCAGTTGGGCCACCTCCAGCGGCAGGGCACCCTCGGCCCCTTCCTCGCCGTACTGCACGTCGAAGTCCAAGTCGCTGGTGGGTTCGTCCAGGTCGAGGTCGGGCGTGTAGGCAGCCAGGGCACCCCGCAGCGCCAGCCGGTGGCACGCCACGCCGAGGCAGCAGTGCTCGGGGGCCCCCGCGGGGGCCCAGGTCAGCACCCCGCGGTCGGTCTGCTTGTGCTCGCCGGACCGAAGGCCCGCCAGCCAGTCGGCCATGACCTCGTCGCGGGTGAGCTCGTCGAGGCCGCTCACGCGTGCACCTGCACCCAGGCCACGATCGCGTCGCCGTGCGCCCGGAACTCGGCCCACTGCCCGGCGGTGAGGAATGTCCCGCATGTCTTGTCGGTCCGCACGAGCAGCGACGCGCCAGGCTCGCTGCCCGGCGCGTCCAGCTCCACCTGGTC